TATTATCTCTAAAGCTATGAGAAAAGTTACTAATCTTATTGGTAGAGAACGAATTTCACTAATATTTACAAATCAGTTAAGAACAAGAATGGGAGTTTCATTTGGTGACCCTTGGACTACAAGTGGTGGTAAAGCAATCGCATTCCACTCGTCTTGTAGGTTGAGACTAAAATCAATGGGACAAATCAAATTAAAAGTTGATGGAGTAGACCAAGTAGTTGGTATTAAAACTCGTGCTCAAGTTATTAAAAACAGAATGGGGCCACCCCTTCGTTCAGTTGATTTTGAAATCTATTTTGATAGAGGTATTGACAACTATGGTTCATGGTTACAAATGATGAAAACATATAAGTTAGTATCTATTGCAGGTGCATGGTACACTTATGTAGATAAAGAAACAGGTGAGGAACTAAAATTCCAAGCAAAGAACTTTGAAGGTTTACTCGAAGAAAGACCTGAACTAAAAGAGTCTCTTTACAAAGAAATATGTACTTCATATATTATGTCTTACAAGAAAACAAGTGAAGAGGCAAATATTGATAACATTGAAGTAACAGATTTTGATGAATAGGAAATACGCAGAACTTCTTAAAGAAGTAAACAAAGAGTATAATACAACAAAAAACGAATCACTTAATGATAGAGTTCTTATCATTGATGGTCTTAATCAATTCATCAGAGTATTTGGAGCAGTACCTGCTTTAAATGATGATGGTGAACATTGTGGTGGTGTGACAGGTTTTCTCTTGTCCACTGCTGCAACGATTAGAAGATTAAAACCAACTCGTGTTATTATAATCTTTGATGGAAAGGGGGGTTCTAACAGAAGGAAGTCCGTATATAAAGGATATAAAGAGGGTAGAACAGGTTTAACTAAGTTGAATAGACTCGCAGGATACGAAGACTTAGAAGACCAACGAGTATCTATGAGAAATCAATTTAAAAGATTGATTGAGTACTTACAGATATTACCAATAACAATGACTTATATTGATTATGTAGAGGCAGATGATATTATAGCATATCTTGCAAATCATTATTTTGAAAAGCAAGTAACAATCTTATCATCTGATAAGGACTTTTTACAATTAGTAAATCACAGAATCCAAGTTTTTACACCAACAAAAAAGAAAATGTATACTGAAAAAGAAGTTGTAGAAGATTATGGAGTAACTCCACAAAATCTAATATTTTACAGAGTTCTTATGGGCGATAAATCCGATAATATAAAAGGTGTAAATGGTGTTGGTATCAAAACAATAGAATCTAAAATGAAGTTTTTGACTGAAAATGAACTTTCTTTAGACACATTCATTGAGAAATGTTCTTCAGAGTGTGATGACAAATTGTCAGAAAAACTTAAAAACAATTTAGATACTATTAATATGAATTATGGTCTTATGCAATTAGCTGACCCTGATATATCATCATCTATTAAGTCAAATGTTAGAGATTTAATGGACACACATAAACCAGAACTAAACATTGTTGAGTTTAAAAAGATGTTTATGTATGACAAATTATATACTGCATTTGCAAATGTAGACTCTTGGTTAAGAAATTCATTCACATCATTAGACAATTATCTTCAAAAACATTTTGATATTAAAAAATAATTTAGTATATTGTAGTCTATGGAAAAATTAGGAAGTAAGTTTAGTACCTCATTTCAGAATAAAGTTATATCTTCTATATTATCTGATAGGTCTTTTACAAGACAGATTTATGATATTATAAAACCAGAGTACTTTGATTCAGAAGCGTCAGAGTGGTTAGTAAAAACTATCCTAAAATACATGAATGAATTTGAGAAAATGCCAACCTTAGATGTTCTCAAAGTCAAAATAAACACCATAGAAAGAGATGTATTAAAAACTTCAGTAGTTGATACATTGAAATTTGCATGGACTCATTTAGAAAGTGATGATTTAGATTTCGTAAAAGAACAAGTTCTTGACTTTTGTAAAAATCAATCTATTAAAAACGCAATCTTAGACTCAGTACCATTATTAGAAAGTGGGAAATATGATATGATAAAGAAAAATATTGATACTGCGATGAAAGCAGGTCAAGATTCTGATATTGGTCATGAGTATAAGTCTATGATTACTGAAAGATATGAAGATAGTGTTAGAAATGTTGTTTCAACAGGTTGGCAAGTAATTGATGAAATTACACAAGGTGGTTTTGGTAAAGGTGAATTGATTTTATTTGCAGCACCCCCTGGTATTGGTAAATCGTGGTCTTTAATAAACATTGGGGTTAACGCAATGAAAAAAGGAAAGATTGTAGCACACTACACTCTTGAATTAAATGAAGGTTATGTTGGACAACGATACGATGCCGTATTAAGTGGTGTGGCAGTTGGGAATCTGAAATTTAATATGGAAGATGTCACCAAGGCAGTTAATTCTGTAAGTGGTGATTTGGTGGTAAAACATTATCCTACCAAAACCGCTAGTGTAACTTCACTAAAAGCACATATGGATAAGATGATTCTACAAGGTAAAAAACCTGATGTAGTAATCGTTGATTATGCAGACTTATTGAGAGGACCTCAAAAAGAAAAAAGACATGAAGAGTTGGAAGAAATTATTGAAGACCTTCGTGGTATGGCCGGTGAATATGAAGTTCCTGTTTATACTGCTTCACAAATTAATAGAAGTGGTGCAGAGGATGACATAATTACAGGTACAAAAATCGCAGGTTCATTTTCAAAAATGATGACTGCTGATTTCGTGGTATCTTTATCTCGAAAAATAGAAGATAAACTTGCAGGTACAGGTAGATGGCATGTAATCAAAAACAGATTTGGTCCAGATGGTATGACATTTCCATCTAAAGCTAATTTTTCAACAGGCCAAATTAATATTTACAATGACGATTCCATTGATGGTAGAAAGACTACAAGTCAGATGAAACAAGGGGAGAGTTTAGTAAGAAAAGAATTAGCGCAAAAATATAAAGAAATGTCGGGTGATTTAGATTTTTAATCAAAGATTAATCATATATATTATCACCGACTATAACAAAAGTTTAATTTAAAATCTATAAAATTATTATGGGATTATTTGATAATCGTATTCCGTTTAAACCCTTCGAGTACCCTGAGTACTACACAGAGGGTTGGTTAAAACAAGCACAAGCATTTTGGTTACATACTGAGATTCCAATGCAAGGTGACATTAAAGATTGGAATGAAAATCTTACACCAGAGGAAAAAAATTTAGTTGGTAATATCTTACTTGGATTCGCACAAACAGAGTGCGCAGTATCAGACTATTGGACAGGTTGGGTTACAGAGTGGTTTCCAAAACACGAAATAAAACAAATGGCAATGATGTTTGGTTCACAAGAAACAATTCACGCAACCGCATATTCATATTTAAACGAGTCTCTTGGTTTAGAAGACTTTGAAGCATTTTTACACGAACCTGCAACGGCAGAAAGATTTGAGAATCTTGCAAGTATAACAAACAGATACACTTGGGAAGACCTTAAAGAAAATGCAGACGCAAGAAAAGAAGTAGGAAAATCACTCGCAATATTCTCAGCGTTTACAGAAGGTGTGGCGTTATATTCATCTTTCGCAGTACTTTATTCATTTCAAATGAGAAACAAGTTAAAAGGTATCGGTCAGCAAATGAAATGGAGTGTTAGAGATGAATCTTTACATTCTAAGATGGGGTGTCAGTTATTTAGACATATGTGTGACGAATACCCTGAATTATTGGACCAATGTAAAGAATCTATTGAGGAAGCGGCTAGATTAATTGTTGACCTTGAAATCAAATATATTGATAAAATGTTTGAGATGGGTGATTTAGAAAATCTAAAAGCAGATGACCTAAAAGAATTTATAAAATCAAGAACAAATTCTAAATTAAAAGAGTTAGGATATAATGATATCTTTGACTTTGATAAAGAAAAATCAGCTAATTTAGATTGGTTCTACCATTTAACAGGTGGACAAACACATACGGACTTCTTCGCTATCAGACCTACTGATTATAGTAAGGCTAATGAGGGTGAAGATTGGGACGACATATTTTAAGAAAAATTAGTTATGAAGAATCACGCAGAAAATTTAGGTTGGGAAGTTGGTGTGGATTTTCCCGTTTGGGCAAACACCGAAATCTATGTAAAAACAATATCAAATGGTTATTTACTTCCTGGCGAAAAACCCAAAGACGCATATTGGAGAGTATCAACGGCAGTTGCAAGAAGACTTAATAAACCTCAACTTGCGTCAAAATTCTTTGATTACATATGGAAGGGTTGGTTAAATCTAGCGTCACCTGTATTATCTAATACTGGCACCGATAGAGGATTACCAATTAGTTGTTTTGGTATTGATGTAGGTGATAGTATCTATGAGATTGGTACTAAAAACTTAGAAATGATGTTACTTGCAAAGCATGGTGGTGGAGTAGGTGTTGGTGTAAATCAGATTAGACCAGCTGGTACTAACATTACACAAAACGGAACATCTGATGGTGTTGTACCATTTTGTAAAATTTATGATTCTACAATTCTTGCAACAAATCAAGGAGCAGTTAGAAGAGGTGCGGCATCTGTAAATCTAAACATCGAACATGATGATTTTGATGAATGGATTGAAATCAGAGAACCTAAAGGTGATGTAAACAGACAATGTATGAATCTACATCAATGTGTTGTTGTTGGTGATAAATTCATGAGACAATTAGAAGATGGTGTGCCTGAAGCAAGAAGAAGATGGGGTAAAGTACTCCAAAAGAGAAAAGCTACAGGTGAACCTTATATAATGTTTAAGGGTAATGTAAACAAAGCAAATCCTGCGATGTACAAAGATAATGGACTAAAAGTGTTTATGACAAACATTTGCTCTGAGATTGTACTACATACGGATGAATCACATAGTTTTGTTTGTTGTTTATCCTCACTCAACTTAGCAAAGTATGATGAGTGGAAAGATACAGATTTAATTTATACATCAATCTATTTCTTAGATGGTGTCCTTTCAGAGTTTTTACAGAAAGCAAAAAACATGAGAGGTTTTGAAAACGCAGTTCGTTCAGCAGAAAAAGGTAGAGCATTAGGTTTGGGTGTTTTAGGATGGCACACTTACTTACAAAGAAAAGGTATTTCATTCGAAGGGTTACCTGCTCAATTTGAAACTCGTAAGATTTTTTCTCAACTAAAGATAGAATCAGAAAGAGCAAGTAGAGATTTAGCTACTGAGTATGGTGAACCATTATGGTGTAAAGATAGTGGATTTAGAAACACACACTTAAGAGCAATTGCTCCTACTGTTTCTAATTCTAAATTAAGTGGTAATGTATCCGCAGGAATTGAACCTTGGCCTTCCAATGTATTTACGGAACAAACGGCAAAGGGAACATTCATCCGTAAAAACCTTGAATTAGAAAAGGTATTTAGAAAAGTGGGTATAAATAAAAAAGCAACTTGGGACAAGATTTTAGAAGATGGTGGTTCAGTTCAAGATATAAAAGAATTGGATGATTGGGGATATGTAGATGGAAAACTCTTAAAAAGAGAAGACATTCCTCAAGAGGCATTTGATAAAGACCAAGT